AGGATTCGCAAACAACAATATAAAGTGAGTTCAAGATGACCGAGCAAGCAAGTTATTTAATCCAAGAATCTTTAAAAGAGCAAAAAATGCTATATGCGAGAAATCGCAGGGAGGGGATTTATAAATGCCTCGATTATTATGCGGGCGATAATACAGCCCAGTATATAGAGGATCGATTTAGCACAGATGCGTTTCAAGAGATACCTGTATCAGAGTTTAATGTTACTCGTAGAATGATTGATCGCATGAGCCGAATCTATACGCTTGGCGCAGAGCGAAATGTTAATGCAAAATATGACAGCATGATTGCAAAGAAACCACACAAGATGAAACATGTTGAAAAAATGACTCGATTGGTCGGATCAATAGCGACACAGGTAGTGTTTAAACAGTCTCCCGAGCCACATTTTGATTACAATCCAGTATATTATTTTGATGCTTATTTTGACGATGATCCATTTGTGCCGTATGCAATTACTTATCCTATGGTGCAAAATGTCTATGATGTATCAGACACGAGCAAACTACAATATTGCTATTTTGACCACGAAGTAAAAATAATATATGACGAAGATGGCAACCAGTTGTTTGAGCAATTTCACAATTATGGAATATTGCCATTTGTGTTTACGCACAGAGAACATCACCTGAATGAATTTTTTGTAGCAGGAGCTTATGACATTGTAGCTGCAAATGAACAGGTAAATATATTGCTTACAGAGGCTGCTCTTGGTATGCGCTTTCAAATGTTTGGTCAATATGTTATTGAGGGCATGTATGAAGAGGAAAAGCTCATGCGTGCAGGATCAAATGAGATTATGGTTGTGCCTGAGCCTGCGAGATTAGACATTAAATCGCCACAGGCAAATGTGCGCGAGGCGATTGATCTTGTAAAAGCAATCCTTGATCTGACTGCACAAAATAATCATTTGTGGATAACTTTTGCAGAAGATGGTAAAAGCGATCGACCATCGAGCGGTATCGCATTGAAAATAAAGGACTTAGAACGCTTTGAGGATTTTCAGGATGATGTAGAGTTGTGGGAGGCTTATGAGCGGGAGTTTTATGATGTGGAAAGAACGATTGCAGATATGAACAATATTAAATTACCAAATGAAATAGGATTAAAATTTAATGAGCCTGAGTATCCTATGAGCGCACAGGATCAGATTGCGATGGATACATTCATGCTCGAAAACAATTTAATTAGCCAAAAAGATTTAATGCTAAAATATAATAAGCATTTAACAGAAAAAGAGGCTGAGAAATTAGTGGAAACAAATAGAGAGGCAAATGGCGCGCAACAAGAAACAGAGCCAGCAGGGCAACAACAATCAGTTTTTAATAGACTACTTAACCAAAATCCGCCAACTTAACGATCTTGAGTTAGAAGTGCCTGTTGTTGATATTAACGAGGTTATTAATGATCCTCGGCAGTATGCACTTGATTTTATTGAGTTAGAATTTGCGAAAGCAGTACCAAAAATTTTAGAGGCGCACAAAAGCGGTTTAGAGTTTGGAAAGAAAAATAAATGAAAAAGCATGAGGCGATTGCTCTTGGTGTATGGATAGGCTTTTTGCTAATTGTATTGGCAGTAACGCTATATGTGACTGGCTAAATGGGTGAAAATAACAAACCTAAAACAGCAAGGTCTTATCGGGCAACTGTCGTGGGAGACAATACTGTGGTTAGTATTAATATTAAGTGGCTTGGGCAAATGCTTATACTTGTCGCTAGTCTTGTTTATGGATACTATCGTATTGAAACAAGAATTACAGACCTTGAGCGAGGAGTTGGAGTTGCAAACGAAGAAATTCAAAATCTTATATCCAAACATATAGCAGAAGAGGAAGTAAAAATTGCTCAAATGGAGGAACAACTGGACTGGTATCAGCGGGAACTTAATTTAAATCCCCTGAGTTGGGGAAAGAAAAAAAGGAAAAGAAAATAATGCCAAAAGGTAAAGGAACATACGGATCAAAAAGGGGCAGACCGCCTAAAAAAAGGAAAAAAATGGGTAAGGGCAAAATTCGCAGGAGAAAAAAATAATGCCATTGCCTTTTCATTGTATTGAGTGTGATAAACCAGTACCACAACCACTCAATGGTATTTGTGATGATTGTTGGGATGAAGAAGAGTAGTGGGTGCGTTTTGTTTAGATGTAGTTTTTTTAATAATATGGATAATAATAATATCGAGGTAATATGGAATCGTTTATAGAATTGTACGCTGAATATGGCGCGTTGGCTCTTGTCGTGGGGGCATTTTTTTATAGTTATTTTAAACAAAGTCAAAGAGCAGATGAGCAAGCTGAGGCTCTTGATGCTTTAGCGGTTGAAAACAAAGGCCAATCGCAAAAAATAAACAACCTTGAAAGTATATTACTAAAGATGTTAGATAGATGGAATCAGTCTGATGCTACTCGTGATCGTAGGCATGAAGATATGGTAAAAGAGGTAAATGATCTTAGTGATGTTATGATGGAGGTAAAAGGGAGTGTGAGTCGAATTAATGGCAAAAACTGAACCGATCGGAGATAGTAGCAGTTTGAATATATCATTGCCGATGATTATTCAGGCGGTTACATTTATTGTAATGCTTGTATGGGGATACTCGCAGTTGAATGCGAGATTATCTTTTTTAGAGTACCAAGTAGCAATGAATGAGGAAAATATTAGCAGAATAGAAGAGGATGCTGATGAAAATCAAAATGCTGAAATCCCTGCTGATATAAAGCAGAACAGCAGGTTAGATTATATTGAAAAAGAATTAGATAGGCTAAGAGATCAATGAAAACAAGGCGGAATTATTCATTCGCCAAAGCATCGCGCCTAATTAATAAAATAATCGCGGAAAACCTCAATATGATGGCTAATTACCAAAACGAGGCGATACAGGCAGGAATCGACAATAAGCGCGATATAAACGGCAAATCATACGTCCCTTTAAGTGAGGAATCGACATTACCTATCAGAAATGCCCGAAAACAAGGCTTTACACCTTTGGATCGAATGAAGGGCGCAAGGCAAAAAAAATTAAGAAACACTAAAATTTTAAGAGCAACACAAAGAAAATTAATTAGCAAAATACAAATGATGACCGATTATGGGGTGTTCCACAATCAGGGTTTTACGACATCTATTAAATCTATGATACCAAATAAAAAAGTACCTGCTCGTAATTGGTTTGGTATTAGTACAGAGATGCGCCCTAAGGGGAGAAAATATAAAGTATTTGTTAGAATGGCTTTAATGAAAATTAAACAATCGTTGAGAAAATAATGGCATCAAAAGAGGAATTAATTGCATTATTTGGAGATGATTTTAATGATGTTTTAAAAGGTTTAAACGCTCTGCCTTTGGAGGTTCGCGAGTTACTTGATGATACGATTGGCAGAATGGTTTATGACTCAGAGGTTTTTGCACAGCGAATTAATAAGGCGGTACAAACACAAGGCGCGCGTGGCATTGCGTTTTCAAGCACAGCGGGCATACTGGCTACAGACATGGCTGAAAATGGTAGAATATTTGGCGAATTGCGAAACAGCGTGAAAGAATCATTGGTTGAGGGCATCAATCAATCAGGTCAAGCGGGAACATTTCAAGCCTACGATCCTGATGAAAGTACATTATTTACTTGGGTAACTGTTGCAGGACATAAGATTTGCGGTGATTGTTTACCAAGAGGCGGACAAAGAGCAACTCTTAAAGAATGGGAAGAGCGTGGCATGCCTGCAAGTGGTTGGTCGGTATGTGGTGGCTATTGTTATTGTATTCTTGATCCAAGTGGCAAAATTAGCCCGCGTGTTAATTTTGAAAAAGTACAGGAAAAAGGTGCAACGATCAAACCAAAACCAACTCCTCCTCCTGCGCCAAAACCTACCGCAACAGCAATAACTGGGGCAGGGGTAGCATTGAATGAAAAATTTACAAGTGCAAATAATTGGGGAAACGAACATTTTGTCGATGCTTTTACGGATAGTAGTGAAAAATTTAAAAAAGTTTTAATGCAGTTTCCTGAATTGAAACATATTTCACAATGGAAAAAAGGAGGGTACTTCACAGAGTGGAGACATCGATCATTTGAAAAATACTATAAAGGCTCAAAAGATATTGCATACCAAACTCGGCATGGGGGAATTAATATTAAACCACAGGTTAAAGGGACAGGTGGTTATTTAAAAGAATATGGCACAATTCGACATGAGTATGGTCATTTTATGCACCACAACATTCATCCCAAAATAGGAAAAATGAATGATGTATATTCTGATTACCACAAACAACTTAGAGGAGGATCAGTTGTTTCTGTTGATGATTATATCGTTAAAAACAAATTAAATAAAACAGATGGGGATCAGTTAAAATTTCATCAAGTTTATTTTAAAACTCGCCACAGACTAGGAGCTGGCAGTAAATATAAGCGATCAAACGCAGCAATGAAAGAATTGTTGCAAGAAAATAGGGAAAAACTTCAAGAGTTGCACCATATCATGTGGCGAGATGGAAAAGGTGGAAAATATTTTACAAAAGATCACGCTCTTGTTAAGGCATTAAAAAAAGATAAAAATAGCACTCATGCATACATACAGGACTTGTTTGGGGCATTAACTCATAATAAGGTAGGATATGGACATGCTGACTCTTATTATAAGTGGGCAACTATGGATAGGCATGAAGTGTTTGCAAATTTAACAGCATTATATAGCCATCAAAATCCAATATATTGGAACTGGCTTAAAGAAACATTGCCTGAGATATGTACTTATTATGAGGAATTAATGGAAACAATTTTAAGAGATGGATATTTTGGTAAAGCTATGAATTAAATTTTTATTTTTTTTGCTTTTTCAAAATCATCATCTACGACTCCCGACAATTCATCAATTACTTCATCGTATCCGCGCATGGGAGTTTTTGTTTCTAATGCTTTTTCCAAAGCCTTTAATAATTCATCATCAGAATATCCAAAGATAGGAGGATGATTACCGAACATTGATTGGTATCTTTTTTCCAATTCTACAATTTTACCAGTCATAAATATATCCTTTATATTTAAAGTTATAACACGCAAATTCGTGTCCACCTACATCTTACATAACAATTATAACATGATGCAAGTAAAATAATACTACCCTTAAAAATATTTTTAAACCTATATTTGGAATGTGAAAATAAAAGGGAAATACTCAGATGAGTCAAGAAACAGAAAATAATGTAGAGCAGACCGCTCAAACTACAGAGGCAGATAGCAATGTAGATTACAAGGCACTTTATCATCAGGAAGTGAAAAACAGCAAATCTCAGCGTTCTAAAAAACAGGAACTTGAGGCTAAGATGGAGAAACTTGAATTAAAATCAGAAGAGGATCGCCAAGCGAAAATGATCGCTGAGGGCAAAAAAGACGAATTACTTCAAGAGCAATCCGCTAGGATCAAGGAAATGGAAAAAGAACTGGGAGCGTTTAAACAGGCTCAAGAAGCCCAAAAAGCAAAGCTGTTAGAAGAGATACCTGAAGAGGATCGAGTGCATTACGAGAATATGAATTTACAACAACTTGAGCATTTTGTTAATCAAGCGCAATCTCCTGATGTTTCAAATCCCTCGCAGACAGTTCAGGGCAGGTCTAATGTCAATTTTGATATGGACTCGTTTTTTAAACAGCCTGATAGTTCTAAGCGGGATAACTTTGGTGAGATCATAAAGCAGTATGAAAGCAAAGCAGGCTCAAGCAAACAAAAGGTAAACTAATATGGCAACACCATCAGGAACTATTTTTGATACTGGTGTAACTCAATATTTCATACCCGAGCTATGGGGAGATTTAATCTATAAATATTTCGAGGAACGCTTAGTATTCAAAAACACTATTGAGGATTATTCCTCACTTGTGCAAAACTCAGGAAAAATTATACACATACCTGAAATTGCAAAAATGACCGCGAGCAGTTTAGTCGATGGAGCGCAAGTATCTTACGTTGCTCCTGCGGAAACTGAAACGCAATTAACTATTAACAAGCATTACTACGCTGCTAAACTCTTCACAGATGTTTTACAGGTGCAAAGCAATTATGACCTGATTTCAGCGTATGCAAAATCAATGGCTTATGCATTAGCAAAGCAAGTTGATTCTGATATTGCTGCTGAGTTAATACAGGTTAATCAGGGCGCAACATTAACAACAGATGATCAGATCACAGCTGCTGAATTTGAGGCTGCTATCGCTAACTTAGGCGAAAATGATATTGATTACACATCAGGCGATGTATATTTTGTTGTTAATCCAACACTTTATGCAGATATGCTCAATCCTGCGGGAACTTTTGGAGCATCTTTTGTTCGTGCTGATATTACTGGATTTAATTCAGGTAATAGCCCTGCACTAACAGGTGTTGTAGGCAGATTAATGGGCATGCCTGTTCTTATGTCTAATTCACTAAGTGCTGGCGGTACTAATGTAAGTGGTGTGATTTATCATAAGAGTGCTTGTGCTATCGCAGTACAGCGTTCTATAGACGTTAAACAACAATACGATATTGACGTGCTGGGCAGCAAAGTCGTTTCCCATACGCTTTATGGGGTGAAGTTGCTTGATGACTCTGATAATAAGCGCGGATATAAGTTCACTAACGCAAGTTAATAACTAACTAATATGGAGTATGGGCGGGCTTTGCTCGCCCATATCTAAACTATGAAAAAATTCAGATTTCCTGACAAAGATGGTGTTATTGAAGTAGATGACAAAACAATAGGCGGATCACACGCTTGTAATGTCCTACTAAACAATGGCGCAGTCGAGGCGAAAGCTCAACCAAAACCAAGAAAAAAAGCTAGTAAAGCAAAGAAAAAGTGACAATGCCGACTGGTAAATAACACATATCATTCAGCCTGTTCACGCACAAGCCAAGTGCTTTAATGGCGACCTAACTATAAGGTGATAAAATGGCAATAAACAAATTTGGAGCAAATGAGGCTCTAAACATTCAACTGGGACAAAATGGTAGCGTATATGAAAGCGGTACTACAGCAGTTTCAGCCCCCACAGGTAAAAAAATTGTAGCGATCATGGCAATAGCTGATGCTGTTTTTGCAACACTCACACCCGAAAGCGCGATATTTATGGGGCGCACAAGCACATCATCGGAATATAATGGCGATGCCTTTTCTGATACGTTTAAACAGGGCGATTGGATATATGGCTCGTGGAGCAATTTTACATTAAGTAGTGGCAAAGTAATTGCCTATTTTGGTTAGGAGAAGTCATGGCAGACCTACATAAAAGATCAGTTCAGGAGGCAGTTAATTTATCCGTTGGCGGTAAATGGAGTGTAGCCACAGTTGCAACTCATGGGGGTACGGCTAACACAAATACAATTCATTTTAGCGTAGATGAAAACACATCTCAAATCGGTGTATATAGTGCTGTTGAATTGTATTTTAATTTTTCAACAACCACAACAGACGTAACAGTTGCTAATGATATGATTATCCCCGCATCAACATTGGTGTTTTTAACGACACCTCGCGGATTGGGTGACACTCTTTATTTCAATCATTTAGGCAAAGGATCGGCAGGCGCGGTTCGTATAGTGGAGATTTAATATGCTACATGGTGTACTTGGTAAGGTTTTAGGGGCAAATTTAAGCGCAGGCGGGACTGTTGGCGGTGATCTTAGTATAACTGGGGATTTAGACGTAAGTGGCGATGTGGCCATTAATTTAACGTCTGTTGTAAGCAATTCAACAATCGTAGATGCTACAGGTACTGAGGCATTTTTAGTTCGTAAAGACTCCGATGGTGGAGATGTATTAATTGTAGATACTACGAATAGTCGAATTGGTATCGGGGTAACACCCGCAGAAAAGCTCGATTTATATTCTCTTAATGGAGATGCTGATATTCAGTCAACTGTAATAAATGATAGTGATTATCCGACAGTAATATTAAGACACGCAAGGCACAATTCAGGCAGTGCTGAAGTTTTAAATGCTGATGATAAAACTGGCGAAATACAATTTTGGGGATATGATGGAGATGAATATCATAGAACTGGTTCAATAAAATCTGAAGTAGATGGAACAGCAGGTAATAATGATATGCCTGGTAGGCTTACATTTTTTACCACAGCAGATGGTGGGACAACACATTCTGAAAGAATGCGTATTGATAATGCAGGTAATATTGGTATAAACGAAAATTCTCCAGATACATTATTGCATATAACAGGC